TTAAGTTTATGCGTCGTTAGCAGCGTCTGTAGTATAGAATAATTTAATTCCTAATAATCTTGCGTCCCCTGTAAAGGTATCACCCGCGTCCGCTGCATCTCTGTAAATTTGAAAAAATGTTAAATAGTCATCTGCTGGTGTTCCGGCAATTGTTATTGCTGAACTAGCTGAAGTAACCATTACATCTTCAACGGCACCGCCGCCAGCATCTGTAACTTCTTGAGCCGTTCCGAAAACTACATCGGCTGTTGCATCATTAGCAACACTAACTCCTTGTACTCCAAAAATACAATCACCTGTATTTGTATTACCTGGAGACCAAAAAGCTTGAAAAGTTACTGTTCCTAAATTCCATGACTTAGGCATTGCAATAGCGCACTGTGCATATTCCGCTGTACTTGCATCAAAATCTAAGACCTTTAATTCAGGCCTAGTTGCTGTTGTTTCAACAGACTGAGCGTCCGCACCATTAGTCGTGGGAGCGTAGAATGCTTGTGCTGGTATCCAGATCGTTTCTGTGCCTGCAATTTTAACGGCTGCTGTTCCTGATTTAAGAACGCCTGTTCCTAAAGGATTAATATTTATATCAATATTCGTGTCTGAAGATGAGGTCGCAGAAAGTGTTGGACCATTTCCAGTTGCTGCATTGGCCAGAGTCAGTTCATTGATGGCTGATCCAGTAGCAGTTAATTTTAATAATTCATTAGAGCTTGTATCTAAAATAGATGTGCCAATAATTGGTGAAGTTAAAGTTTTGTTAGTTAAAGTTTGTGTGCCATCAAGAGTAACGGTTCCCATTCCAATGTCGACCAGGTCAGGGTTAGTACCATCGTTAGCTGTAGCATAACAAATTACTGTGTCTCCGTTACCAATTGCAACACTTGAACCACTACCTGTAACATATTTAAAGGTTACTATTTGTGAACCAGTAGTTGCGTTTTTGATAATATAAAAATTTTGTACGTCTAAAGGAATAGTTACATTTCTTCCTGCGGTTAAGGATCCTGTTAATTCTATAACTCTATGTGCAAGAGTGGCACCTGTTGAGCCATCAGAAACGGATAAATCTGTATCAGCTCCATCAGTTACTGCTTGAGTAGTATAACCACCCGCAATTTGTTCAATGATATCCCAGTTAGTATTTGTTAATGTTCCCCAAGTACCGGCTTTTTCACCAGTCGTCATCAACTGTATACCAAGAGGTGTATAATTTGAAGGCATAATTTTAATCTCCTAATTTAAGCGCTATGCTCTACGTAGGTATAAGAAGTATTTCCGGTAATGTCAATATCTTTATACCCAAGTGGTGCGACGCCAGTTGAGCCCAAATTAACATTAAATGATAATCCAGTCAAGCCTACAACATCAGCCGGTGAAATTGCTCCTACGCTAGAACTTATAGCAGTAAGTGTAGATAATCCTATGGCCATATCGGCAATCGTTAAACCGCTAGAGTTTAAAGCACTTGTAATACCTAATCCTGTTATATTTACAATTTCAGCATTATCAACAACTAGATCGGTATCTAGAGTACTTGTAATAGCAAGCCCACTTATCTCATAAGTCATGGTATGAGCCACGCCGCTAGAGTTTAATGTAGATGTAATATTAAAGCTTGCTAATCCTTGGCTATGATCCGCTCCATTGTTGATAGATGGAGTTCCTAGACCAGTACCAATTGCACTTGGACCAGTGATACTGAAAATATAATCGTAAGCTAAAGTTGGGGTTCCTAACGTTGAAGTAACATTTAAACCTGTAAGAGCTACAATAGATAATTGAGTCGTATCAAATCTTAATTCTCCACCCCATCCAATTTGTTCATTCCAAGGAGCTTCTCCCCATCCTACTGGGCCTTGAGTAGTACTTATTCCAAAGCCATCAACGGTAACTGTAGTAGTATTTTCTCCCCAGTTACCATAGCCCCATTCATCTCTACCCCAACCTTCTTCTGATTGAGCATAAGGGAAAGTTCCCAGAGACATTGACATTGCTGTCAAAGACTCAAGAGTAATTACTGGGTCATAACTATCTCCCCAAGGTTCTTCACCATAAAAATCTCTACCCCAACCTGTGTTCGGGAAAGCTGCAACGTCATCATTAAGGGTAGCTGTAATAGAAAGACCAGTAAGAACATAAGTTAAACTAAAATCACCCCAGTCATCAGATCCCCATGTACTTCTACCCCATCCTTGTTCAGGATAAGATAATACTCCATCTGAATTTAATGTCGATGTAATTGAAAATCCAGAAGGAGTGAGAATATTATCATTTTGCTCACCCCAGTTTCCTTGACTCCACGATAAAGCTCCCCATGTATCTTGGGTCATATCCATAATGCCGCCCATTCCAATACCATGGACCCAGCATGCAAAATAAAAATCTGTTTCTGAAGCAGGAGCTATTTCTATGTAACGTGTAGTAGCTGCGTTAAAATTTGTTGTGTTAGTGTAATCGGATTGATTACTGGCTCCGTCTAAATAATAAGTAACTCCGGAAGAAATAATTCCAGCTTGCATGGTTCCAAGAGTGGAACTATTGGAAGTAGAAAAAATTAATGGATGACCATCGTTAGAAGAAGCAGATTGATCTAAACGAACTGTTCCTGAAGCAACCCATGGGAAAGTAAAACTTGCGGGTTGAGAACCATCAAATGTATAAATTGAACCTGTAGACCCAGTAACATACTGCGTTCCGGTTGTTACCCCGACTGTAATAGTAAGATCAGCCATAAGGAAAATCTCCTTACGATAATCTTAGGATAGCTGAGCTAGAGTCGTTAGTTGGAAATTGTATTGTGAAAGTTCCAGATGAAACTGTTTTATCCCCACCAAAATCAACAGCGCATACTGCCGCGTTGGTTGTCAATCCAGTAACCGTAGATGAATTATATATTAAGCATCCACGAGCTGTGAAAGAAGCTGATGTCCAAGATGTATCAGAAAAATCTGTGTAAGAAACTGTTGTAGTTGTGCCAACTCCTGTGTTCGTTAGAGTATTTCCACCCGAAGTATACCCAGTTCCTGAAATTTCATTACTTGGGCCACCATAAGCTGTTGTAGTTGTGTCAATTGTTGCTGAATTTGTGTAAAGAGCTATTTTAAATACGTTTCCAGCTGGAGTCGCGCCAGATGTATCAAAACTATGTAAGCCTTTTAACATTTCCGCTTTGAAAGAATTTACTACACAAGATGTTATAGCCATAATATTTTTCTCCTAATTTACGGTGACGGAGATTTGATCGGAATTCTTACAGTACCATCTGTATAATCGTCTCGTCTTCGTCTACCAATTTGCACTCCTGCAAACTTCTGTACCTCTTGTTTATACTTTCCTTCGTATAATGTCAACATATCCATTGGCCCTTTTAAATATCCAAAAGCTTCTGCTAAGCAGCAATATAGGAGACCCTGTGGAAAGTATTGACTCACATAGGTTCCGGATGTGTTAGTCACTAAAGTTTGAGGCATCATAGTGTAATATATTCGAAATCTGTAGTTAGCATCAGGAGTAGGCGCTAGATATAGGCCTCCTGAAGTAGTGTCTGAGGTTCCTGTAGCACCTCCAAACATGGCATAATATTTAGGAAAACCAGTCACATCTTGACCTGTGCTACCTCCCTCGGTACCGGTTAATCTATTAACATATTCCGCTAAATAAGTTTGATCTTTTTTCTGGAGCCATGTTCCTTCTCCTTCGCTATTGACTGTGGATTCAAATACTTCTATCCCACGTACAAATACTGTACCTGTGAACCCTTTGGTTCCTTTACCAGGGACATTAATTGTATTATCATCAACCGCTAAATTTCCTTCACTCACATATCTATACGCATCAGTTGGGATATCATAAAAAATTCTATTTTCTGCATTTTCTATCAATCTATTACAAATAGCTGCAGTTAATACATTAGAATCTACTTCTGTATAGTTTCTAATATCAGTTACTAAATTATCGTAATTATACCCCGCCATTATGCTACTGCCTCTTTACAAGCTGCACAGCTTTTTTTATATCTACTATGAGCTCCACAATGTTGTGGCTTGGGAGTAGGTTCTACTATTTTTGCTCCTACGTTTTCTGGGAGTGTTTTAGAATTTTTTCCAAAAATTTTTTTCCATAATTTTTTTAATAATTTAATCATCGTTATGCTCTTCTTTGATTAACGGGTCCTACGACGCAATTAATCCCGCCTCCTGTTTCAGTTGTACTGGCTGCTGATGCTAAAGTCAACGTAAAGCTATTATACTGCGTTACAGTTGATGGTTCTCCTGCTTGTTTAATAGTAGTCGCAACTCTTGAAGCAATTTTATAAGATCCAAAAACTTTAGCCCCACTGTTATGAGAACGAGCTGTGGTGCTTATAGGAGTTTCCCCTCTATAAGGTGCAGCCGTTCCCCTTGTGCATCCTGTTAAATCATTACTGGATTTACCAGTATATTGAATTGTTTCATTAGCCAAAGTACCAACAAGTAAAGGGTCACTTGTATCATCGGAAGTTAAAACTTTTCTGATAACAATATATCCACTCGTCGGGAAACTAGAAGTATCGGTTAACGTGACAGTCGTTGCACTAGAAGTAATGGTTCCATTTAAAGTAGTGTTTAATTCTAAAGCTGCAATTGAAACTCCTCCTACTGCTTCATCAACAGAAGTAAATCTAACTTGATCATTAACTTGAAGTCCACCAAATGGAAATGAAAACGTTAATGTAGTATTGGAAGCTGTTGAAAAAGGATCATTAGGTAAAAAATCTTCAGTTGCAAATTCAGTTCTAGCTGGTCTTGCATGTTGTAAAGCTTGAGGGTCCGCACTGGTTGGTTTAGGACTTAGTTGAGGAGACTTAGGTTCAAACTCTGTATAATGAACCCATGCACCATTCCATTCTCTTACCATTTCTTGATAAGGAAAGGCTAATCCAGATCTATCTGAAATCATCAGTGCAAATCTACCTTGTGAAAATGTAGTCATAATTAAGCGTTAGGATAGTAAACCTTAGGCGCAATATATGTACTCGTAATATCAGCGTCCTCTTTAACGGCTCTAGCCAATTCATCCTCATATAATAATTTTAATTCTTGTGTTCTTTGAGGAGCATTTTTTTGTGATAGATAATAAGCTAATCCTGCACACATACATGGAACAAATCTAAATGGAACATCAGTTGCATTTGTGTAAGCTCCTACATCTTGAATTCTTTTTACATAATAATAATTTATTTTATTCCCATCTTCTGCTGCACCAGGTGTTAAGTATAAAGTGATAGTTGTCTTATCAATAAATCTTTCTACAAAATATTGAGTAGGAATTCCTTTAGAAGTTTTATTAGAAAAACCTTGATATTGAGATCTGCTTATTGCAGTCATTGGAGTGTCTACATTTGTCGAAGTAATTCTGTAATTAGCTTCTAGAACATTGTCTACGCCATACACAGCCGTAGCATCAGAAGTACCATCTCCTGTTGATCTATACATTGTATAGACAGCTTGGCCATCTACTAAAGTGATATTGTTATTAGCAATTTCCCAATAATGTAAACCTCTATTGGCCCATTCAGAAAATAAAATATTTAAAGATCGTTTAGCAGTTTTTAATTGATAACCACTAACATTTTGAATGCCGATTCTTTCGTAAGATTCTTCTACAATTTCTTCGATTGGAAGAGTTTTATCGAAAGTATAAGACTGAGAAGTAGTGTTAGCCATGTAACCCTACCCGTCATAGTATACTGTAACACCTGTAATATCAGCTGCAGTTAGATTGATGTATGCACCCGCATCAAACAGTACTCCATTATCAGGAATATAAGGATCTATAGGTTCAACTGCGCCTGTTAAAGGAATCGTTAATAAAGTAGTTCCTGTTATGGAAGTATTTTTAAAAACTATATTTCCAGCTGAAGCTTTACTTGTACCTGTTAATCCTCTGATTCGAGTTCTTCCTGCGAATACAATTCCAGTAAGGTCTCCT